CCCCCTCTATATAGAAACGCCCCCCTATAACATCCATAACCTCCTGTGTTATGATCGCCCCCGAAACGCACCTAGCTACACTTACAACCCGGAGCACGTTTCCTCCTATGTCTGTCAAAGAAAAGATAGATGCCTTAGTCAATGACTTGGGCATGCCAGAGGGGTATAAGCCCCCTAAAAAAGACGTTGTTGCGTCTTCCTACAAGTACGATAAAGAATATACAGTTCCGGGCGAAATCACTGCTCAACTGCGCGCTTACGAAACTGAGATCATCACCGGCCCTGTTCAAGTACGGAACTACGTCACCAATAAACTGATTGAAATCTCCGGCTGCGGAGACGTAAAGCACGAGCTAAAAGCGCTTGAACTGCTTGGCAAGATTAATAATGTCGGTCTGTTTAGCGAGCACTCGGAAATCACAGTCAAGCACACAACTTCGGGCGATCTTGAAGCTGCAATCAAAGCCAGAATCAAGACACTGCTAAACGACAACACTATAGATATAACGCCGGATGACGAGGAACAAGAAGGGCAAGAACAAGAAACATCAGAAGGCCCACTCGCCTTGCTCAACACCCTAGACGCCCCCGATACCCCCGAAGAAACCCACGCAGAATGAACGCCCCTGCATCTCGGGAGCTTCAGCTTCTCTTAAAACACCTGCCCAAACTGCCTGAGCATGAGAAACGGGCAATTCTGTCGCAACTGGATGAGTTGGCGCGGCTAAAGAGTATTGAGTCAGCCCGCAAAGACTTCTTGGCGTTCGTAAAACGTATGTGGCCCGTGTTTATAGCGGGTCGGCATCATGCAAAAATGGCCCGTGCTTTTGAGCGTGTAGCCAGTGGGGAGCTAAAACGCCTCATTATTAACATGCCGCCTCGTCATACCAAGTCGGAATTTGCTTCTTGGCTGCTTCCAAGCTGGTTTTTGGGTAAGTTCCCTCACAAAAAAGTCATTCAAACGTCTCATACAGCAGAGTTAGCGGTTGGTTTTGGCCGAAAAGTGCGTAATTTGGTTGATTCAGCGGACTTTTCAGAGGTTTTTCCCGATGTTTCGCTGCAATCTGACTCAAAAGCTGCTGGTAGGTGGAACACAAACAAGGGTGGCGACTACTTTGCTATCGGTGTAGGCGGCGCAGTTACCGGTAAAGGTGCAGACATCCTCATTATTGACGACCCGCACTCAGAACAAGAAGCAGCCCTTGCGGAAACCAGCCCCGAAATCTACGACAAGGTGTATGAGTGGTTCACTTCAGGCCCAAGGCAGCGTCTGCAACCGGGCGGGGCCATTATTATAGTGATGACGCGGTGGAGTCAGAGAGATTTAACAGGCCAAGTGCTTAAAGCGGCGTCGCAACGGGGTGGAGATGAGTGGGAAGTTATTGAATTTCCAGCTTTGTTTGAGGAGCATGACCCGCCTAAACCGTTGTGGCCCGAGTTCTGGAGCCTGCAAGAACTGTTAGCGTTAAAAGAAGAACTGCCCAGCCACAAGTGGAATGCCCAGTACCAGCAAGCGCCGACCTCCAAGCAAGGTGCGATAGTCAAATCAAGTTGGTGGCGCGAGTGGCCGCAGGATTACCCCCCGAAGTGCGAGTTCATCATCATTGCTTGGGATACTGCATTTGAGAAGACCAACCGCGCCGACTACAGCGCATGTACTATCTGGGGGGTATGGTATCCGGAGAAAGAACCCAACGACCGCACTACCGGGGTGGCTAACATCATCCTGCTAGACGCATTCAAAGACCGGATGGAGTTTCCTGAACTGAAAGACACGGCGCACTCTACATATAGGAAGTGGGTGGAGATGGACTCTATGGTGCCGGTCAGTATGATCGTGGAAAAGAAAGCTTCGGGTGCTCCGCTTATTTATGAGCTTCGGGCGATGGGGATACCGGTACAGGAGTACACTCCGAGCAAAGGCAACGACAAGATAAGCAGGTTGAACGCAGTAGCTGATCTATTCGCCTCTGGTATGGTGTGGGCACCGGGGACGCGTTGGGCCGAGGAAGTTGTTGATGAAGTTGAAGCATTCCCGGCGGGGGAGCATGATGACTTTGTGGACTCTTCAACTCTTGCTTTGATGCGGTTCCGGCAGGGTGGGTATGTGCGTCTGCCTAGTGATGAACCGGAACCACCAAGATACTTTAAATCTAAACGCAATCAGTATTACTAATGGAAACACAGAAATTTATGGGGCGCGGGCAGTTAATTGACCGCTTAGCCGCGCAAGTGGGTGACCGGGCCAAGGCAGTAAAAATTCTTCAACAGCGCGGGCATCTCATGGCGGACGGGAAGACTCTGACTCCGGAAGGACAACGCCGCAATATGATGACTGCGGAAGAACGGGCCAAAGACCGTGCGGCTAAACAACAAAACAAACCTGCCACCGCATTTAAGTACAACCCTAAAACCAATCTTGCTACGCTGAAACGTAAATAAGGACACATCATGGCAATAGACAAAGCACTGTACGAAGCCCCGCAGGGACTTGCGGAAACCGAAGGGCCGGAAATTGAGATTCAAATCGAAGACCCTGAATCTGTGACCATCGGTGTGGATGGTCTTGAGATCAGTACGGAAAAAGGCGAAGACGATTTTAATGCCAACCTAGCTGAAGAAATGAGTGAGCAGCAACTGCAATCGCTCGCGGGGGATTTGCTCGGGGAGTACGACTCAGACCTGACTTCGCGCAAAGATTGGCTGATTACTTATGTCAATGGTTTAAAGCTTCTTGGGTTGAAGTATGAAGAGCGCAGTGAGCCGTGGCCCGGTGCTTGCGGTGTGTTTCATCCCCTGTTGATGGAAAGCGCGGTTAAGTTTCAGTCCGAGACCATCATGGAGACCTTCCCAGCATCAGGTCCGGTCAGAACCAAGATCATCGGTAAAGAGACTCCGGAAAAGAAAGAAGCCGCTCTTCGTGTTGAAGATGACATGAACCACGAGTTAACCGATGTGATGCGCGAGTACCGTCCGGAACATGAACGCCTGCTCTTGTCTTTGTGCCTCTCGGGTAACGCGTTTAAGAAAATCTACTTCGACACTTCTCTTGACCGTCCTACCGCACCATTCATCCCTGCCGAAGATATCGTAGTGCCATACGGTGCAGCTAATCTTGAGCAGGCCGAACGCGTCACGCACAGGATGCGTAAAACCAAGAATGAACTAAAGCGGCTTCAGGTAGCCGGGTTCTACAGGGATATTGACCTTGGTGAACCTATGATGGTGATGGACGAGGTTGAGAAAGAAAAAGCCAAAGATCAAGGCTTCAATGCGTCGGTAGATAACCGCTTCCAGATTCTTGAGATGCATGTGGATATGGATTTGGAAGGTTATGAAGACAAGGACAAGCATGGTGAACCGACTGGAATTGCACTGCCGTACGTAGTAACCATCGAAAAGGGTACCAGCACCGTCCTTGCAATCCGCCGCAACTGGTTGGAAGAAGACCCGCTTAAACTGCGCCGTCAGCACTTCGTGCATTACGGATACATCCCCGGCTTTGGGTTCTATTACTTCGGGCTTATTCATCTGGTGGGCGGACATGCCCGTGCCGCCACTTCTCTTATTCGTCAGTTGATTGACGCAGGAACTCTGGCAAACTTGCCGGGCGGGCTGAAGTCTCGTGGACTGCGTGTAAAGGGTGACGATACACCCATAGCTCCGGGTGAGTTCCGTGATGTTGATCTGCCGAGTGGTGCAATCCGCGATAACATCCTGCCGCTGCCGTACAAAGAGCCAAGTCAGGTATTGGTGGCGTTACTCGATAAAATTGTGCTGGAAGGCCAGAAGTTCGCTTCGACTGCTGATTTAAACGTCAGCGATATGTCGGCGCAGGCTCCAGTGGGTACGACGTTGGCAATCCTTGAGCGCGTGTTGAAAGTAATGAGCGCAGTTCAAGCTCGCATCCACTACACAATGAAGCAGGAGTTTCGCTTGTTGTCTGCCATTATTCGGGACAATACCCCTGCGGATTACTCTTACGAGCCGGAAGTTGGCAGCAAAAAAGCCAAGCAGTCTGACTATGATCAGGTGGATGTTATTCCGGTGGCGGACCCCAACGCGGCTACCATGTCGCAGAAGGTCGTGCAGTATCAGGCAGTCATGCAACTGGCAGCAAGTGCGCCTCAACTCTACAACATGCCCTTGCTTCATCGTCAAATGATTGAAGTTCTAGGAGTTAAAAACGCAGCCAAGCTTGTCCCTACCGCTGACGATCAAAAACCCGCCGATCCGGTGACGGAGAACATGAACCTCCTGATGGGCAAGCCGGTGAAGGCGTTCATGTACCAAGATCACGAGGCGCATCTGGCTGTACATATGGCAACACTTCAAGACCCCAAACTTTCGGCAATTGTGGGGCAAAACCCGCAGGCGCAAACCATCATGGCAGCAGCTTCAGCACACATCATGGAGCATGTTGCAATGCAATATCGTAAAGAAATTGAGAAGCAGTTGGGTGCTACTCTTCCGCCGTACCAAGACAAACAAACTGGCGAAGAAGAAACGATGTTGCCCCCTGAGATTGAGGTTCAGATTTCGCAGCTTGCAGCCCAAGCCGCAGCGAAGCTTCTCCAGAAAGACCAAGCAGAGGTACAACAACAGCAAGCTCAACAGCAAGCCCAAGACCCGCTTGTGCAGATGCAGCAAAAAGAACTTCAGATTAAAGAAGCCGAGGTGCAGCGTAAGTCGAAAAAAGACGTGCTGGATGCAGCAGCTAAAGCCGATGAGATCAGACTTAAAGAGCAGGAAGCGCGGGCACGGCAGCAGATTGAAGGTGTCAGGTTGGGTATTGAGATCGGTAAGAGCAAAGAGAAGTCCGCTATTGATCTTACAAAACACCGCGAGCAGATGACGCACCAAAGACAGATGCAAAGAGAGACCCCCAAACCAAAAGGAGATGACGTTGCATGAGTTACAACACTCCGCTTGACTACATCAACTCAAAGCTTGATGAGCGGCGCATCGAGATAGAACAGTACCTCGGAAGAGGGGCTGCAAAAAACTATGAAGAGTATCAAAAACTTTGCGGGGTCATTCAAGGTCTGGAATTCGCAAAGCAAACTACATTAGACCTTGCACAACGTATGGAGAATGATGCAGATGAGTGACATCCTGATCGGAGTTGACCCGAACGATCCAACAAAAGTAAGGAAGCAGGAGATTAACGAAAACATTCCGATTGCAGAGCGCGGTAGGCAGTTACCTAAACCTTCGGGCTTTCACATTCTTTGCGCAATCCCGGATATTGCTTCTACTTTTGAGGGGGGTATTGCCAAGGCGGATGTGACCATGCAGCACGAAGAGATTCTCACAACGGTTCTCTTTGTCGTCGCACTTGGTCCTGATGCTTACAAGGATGAGAAACGGTTTCCGTCCGGGCCGTGGTGTAAAGAAGGTGACTTTGTGATTGTCAGGTCTAACTCGGGAACGCGTCTGGATATTCAAGGACGCGAATTTCGCATCATCAACGACGATACGGTAGAGGGTGTGGTTGACGATCCTCGCGGTATCCGTCGCAAGTAAGGAGATACAGATGGCTGAAAGAGAGGCATTTAAATTCCCCGACGAAATCGAGGATAAGAAAGAAGCAAAGCAAGATGATCTTGAAATTGAGGTAATTGACGACACGCCCGAGCAGGATAAGGGTCGTGAGCCGATGCCTAAAAAGATCGTGGAAGAACTGGAAAACGACGATCTTGAAGAGTATTCGGAGAAGGTAAAAACCCGTTTGTCCCAGATGAAAAAAGTCTGGCACGATGAACGCCGCGAGAAAGAATCGGCACTTCGTGAACGGGAAGAAGCGCTTCGGTTTGCTCAGGCAAAAGATCAGGAAATCAAAAACTTACGTGAAAGACTTGGCGCAGGAGAGAAGAAGTGGGTAGAGGACGCTACCAAAGCTACTGAAACTGAAGTTTCTGCCGCTAAAAATAAGCTTAAGCAAGCCTATGAGTCGGGCGATGCCGAGTTGATTGCCGAGGCGCAGGAAGCTTTGACTGACGCCAAGATCAAGCTTAAGGAATACGAGTATCGTAAACCATCTTTACAATCAAACGAAGAAAGCGTAAAAAGCGAACAACAGGTGCAAGCAGCACCCCAAGTCGTTGATCCTAAAGCTGCAAAGTGGCGGGAAACGAATACTTGGTTTGGTGCTGACCCGGAAATGACAGCATCCGCTCTTGGCCTGCACGAAAAGCTTGTCCGTTCTGGTGTTGACCCTCGTAGTGAGGACTACTACCAGCGTGTCGATAGTACGATGAGGAAACGCTTCCCTGAGTATGAATGGGGAGATGAGCCTCAAACGAGTCGGGAACAGCCCGGCTCAACACGGCAAACAGAATCTGAGACCAAAGACTCAGAAACCAAGTCCCCGCGCAAAAGTGCCAATGTAGCTCCAGTTACACGGTCTACTGCACCAAGGCAGATTCGCTTGACTACAACTCAAGTGGCTCTGGCTAAAAAACTTGGATTGACTAATGAAGCATATGCAAAAGAACTGATGAAATTGGAGAATCGCAATGGCTGAAATTAAAGATCGCCTCGCTCGTGAGTTAGATACTCGTGAAACTGCGCAGCGTAGTCAACAGTGGCAACCCGCCCAACTCCTGCCCGACCCTAAACCGGAACCGGGATTTGGATTTAGGTGGATACGGACAGCTATCATGGGGAAAGTTGATCCCACGAATACTTCCGCAAAATTCCGTGAAGGTTGGGTGCCTGTAAAGGCCGAAGATCATCCGGAGATGCAACTTTATACCGATCCTAACAGTCGCTTTAAAGGCAATGTTGAGGTCGGTGGGCTGCTGTTGTGCAAATGCCCACTTGAGATTATCCGGCAACGCGATGCCTTTTACGGCAAGCAAGCCTCGTCTCAGATGGAAGCAGTTGACAACAGCTTTATGCGTCAAAGTGACGAGCGGATGCCCTTGTTTAGCGATAAGAGGTCTGCTGTGTCCTTTGGCAAAGGCACTAAATAATTTAGGAGTTAAATATGGCTTATCCGACGGTTAGCGCACCCTATGGGCTGCGTCCTATCAACCTGATCGGTGGTCGTGTTTTTGCTGGCTCTACCCGCATGATCCCGATTGGCAGTGGTGAAACAACCGCTATTTTTTATGGCGACGTTGTTAAACTGAATGCTTCGGGCAATGTGACGAGAGAAGCTGGCATTAACACGGCGACCCCGGTTGGTGTTTTCCTTGGTTGTACCTATACGAACCCCAGCACGAATCAGAAGATTAACGCTCAGTATTATCCCGGCAACATTACTGCTTCGGATATTCAAGCGTATGTGGCTGACGACAACCTGATCTTGATGAAAGTGGCTGTTGTTTCTTCGGCCAGTAACACTTTGCCAATTACGATTGGTGGTGTTACGCGTGCGGCAGTGGGTATGAATACTGCGCTGGTACAAAACACGGGTTCGACCACTACGGGTGATTCGGCGGTTGCGGTTTCGGCTACTACGGCCACGACCAACACCCTGCCGATTCGTATCATTGATGTGGTGCCGGAAACCGTTAACGCGGCTGGTTCCTACACGGAAGTTATCGTGAAATGGAACTTCGGTATGCATCAGTACGACAATGCTACTGGCGTTTAATAGGGGATAAAACATGGCTATTTCTCGTGCACAACTACTGAAAGAGCTTCTCCCCGGCCTGAACGCGCTGTTTGGCATGGAGTATGCTCGTTATGGTGAAGAACATAAGGAAATCTACGAAACTGAGACTTCCGAGCGTTCTTTTGAAGAAGAAACCAAGCTGTCGGGCTTTAGCGCGGCTCCGGTGAAAAACGAAGGTCAGGCGATTGCGTATGACAACGCGCAAGAAGCTTGGACTGCTCGTTATAACCACGAGACCATCGCTCAAGGCTTCTCGATCACCGAAGAGGCGATTGAAGACAACCTGTATGATTCGCTGTCGTCCCGCTATACGAAGGCTCTGGCCCGTGCTATGGCGTATACGAAGCAAGTCAAAGCGGCTTCGGTTCTCAATAACGCGTTCCAGTCTACGGGTTACAACGGTGGCGACGGCGTCTCGCTGTGCAATGCAAACCATCCGTTGGTCTCGGGCGGCACCAACAGCAACACCCCGAGTACGCAAGTTGACCTGAATGAAACCTCCCTTGAGGCGGCAGTAATTCAGATTGCTGCGTGGACGGACGAGCGTGGTCTGCTCATCGCTGCGAAGCCGCGTAAACTGATTGTCCCGCCGAACCTGATGTTCGTAGCTACCCGCCTCCTTGAGACGGAACTGCGCGTCGGTACCACGGACAACGACGTAAACGCGATCAAGACGATGGGTTCGATTCCGGAAGGCTTCCGTGTGAACCACTTCCTGACGGACACCAACGGCTGGTTCCTGATCACGGACGTTCCGAACGGTCTGAAGCACTTTGTGCGTACGCCGCTTCAGAATTCAATGGATGGTGATTTTGATACGGGCAACGTTCGCTACAAGGCGCGTGAGCGTTACTCGTTCGGCTGGTCTGATCCTCTTGGTATCTGGGGTTCCAGCGGTTCGTAATAGAACCACGTAGTTAGCTTCACTAAGGCCACCTTCGGGTGGCCTTTTTTATTTTTGTTGACACCCACCCCCAAAAGGGTTAAAACACGCCTATGTCGCCAACTGGCCTAGCAGACTAAACCGATGGCGGCACCACATCTTTAACTAGGAGAAAAATATGGGTTTTGCTACTCATCTCGGCCCTTGGCTTCTGGGCACCGTCAAGAACACGACTGGTACGACTGCCGGTACTATCCGCAATACGGGCGCTACGATTGTTTCTCAGTCGGTGGCTATTGGTACTTCGGGTACTGCGGCTACTGCGTTTGTCCTCCCGGCAGGTGCCATGATTACGTCGGTTCAATTTAACTGCACAACCCTCTACGGCGCTGGCACTCTGAAGCTGTCGATTGGCGCGACGGATATTACCAATACGCTGACTTTGCCGACGGTTACGCCGGGGGTTACTAACATGACTCTGGGTGCCGCCAGCACGACTGCTGCGGGCTTGGTTGCTAACGTCGGTTCGACTGATGCGATTGTTACTTACACGCTTGCTAGTGCCACCACTGGTGCAGGTACGGTTGTGATTGCGTATGTTGTGCGTAACTCGGACGGTTCGGCGTATCCCAGCACGTTCCAGAACTAATTAGGGGGCTGCTATGCAGACTGATGTTCTAGCGAGTGTCCCTCTTACTACGACTGGGCAGTTTACCGCGCAGAATACCAACAACATAGGTCGGTGCCGTATTAAGTCGATCTATGTTGTTCCCTCGGGGACGGCGGGTTCTCTGGTTATCAAGGATGGTGGGTCTAGTGGGGATGTGCTTGCGACGATTAATACCGTTGCTTCCGCAACCCAGCCCACCTATCTGCTGATACCCGGTCAAGGCTTGCTTGTAGAGTCTTCGCCGTATGGTGTTGTAACCAGTCTTGGTTCAGCAACGATCTTCTACGGGTGATACGTGCAAAACCAGCAATCTTACGATCTGACTGGCCGCAAGTTATTTATCGCAATACCGGCGTATGACTTCAAGGTTTCGGTAAAGCTTGCGGGTGCGCTGATTAAGTTTGGCAGAATGGCCGATCAGCATGGGATTGAGATGACTCTTGAAACCATCTGCGGCTGTTCTGTTGTATCTCGCGCACGGAATCTTCTGGTTGGTAACTTTTTGGATACCGACTGCACGGACATGCTTTTTGTTGATTCCGACATGAACATTGATCCGGAAGACATCTTGCGTTTGCTGGCTTGGTCTTCGACCAAGAATATTGTTGCTGGCATTGCTTGCGCCCGTAAAAAACAAACGACCTACTACTCCAATCTCGACCAAGATGAGAACGGCTGCATTGCAATGGATAAGAT